TGAAATCATCCTTCTTCTTTAATTCTTTCATTGTGCCAGCACAATAATTATAGTTTAAAGTTTTGCCATTATTCAAATAATGATCCTGTTTTTCCTTTAGAAAATGATTATAAATGAACCTCGAACATCCAAAATGCTTGGAAAGCAATTCTTTTTGAATCTCTGTAGGATTGATTCTGAATTTGAATGCTTGGAATGTAAGTTCTTCTGGTATGTACTTATTTAGTCTTTTAGTTATAACTTTTTAATAATTATCAAAAATCTAAAATTGTTTCGTTCGAGCCATCCCTTAGGCTAAAGACCTAGGGGTTTTGGTCTCACCGTTTTCATAATATTATTTGACCTTACAAATACCGAATAGTCGTTGTTCATTAAGGAACAATCCATTCTTAATCTTCCCATGGTTCTCAACTTCTAGATTTGAAATGGGGATACCCATATTATTAGGGAACACTACAATATCACCAAGCTTGACCCATCTAACTTGCGGGCCAGCTAAAATAACTTTACCTTTTCTCCAAGCATTATGGATCTGATCCACTGGAATAGCGATTCCCCCACGCATAATGTAATTACCAGCAACATCATCCAATACCATATCAGCATACTCCACTAGAATAATATCATCTAATAGATTGGAAAAAATATAATCATCCATCCCGAAGTCTGATGGAAGTGAACGATCGGATAGATCGATATGCGACTTCTGAACTGGTGCCAGATCGATTGAAATAGGAGCTTGTTCAATGTGCGTATAGTTACTCATGATTTTATTTATTTCGATTTTTTATATTGTCAACTTCTGAATAAGGAACATGTATCAGTTTTCGGCAATATTTGCAGCCAAACGTTTCGTGTGTGAATCGTTTTTCATCAAAACTCCCCCATTTATGATAAATTTCCTGGAAAAAATGACCTATTAATTCACACTCATCTTCCAAATCTTTTTTTAGTTTGTAATATTTGGTGTTGTGTGGGCCAAGGATTTTGGATCGTTCTGCCACTTCTTCATTTTGAAGTTCTAATCTTCGTTTTCTAATATCTTCACTGGGCATATAATGCTATTTCTCTTTTAGATAAGAATTCTGGGATGTGTTGAATATCTTCAACAATCTTTTCGTTTTTAGATTTTTTGATATATTCTGATCTTCGTATTTTCAGTTTCGGGATAATGTTATTAAAAAACTTAAATTCTTCTTCTTTAGTTTTAAAGATTCCCGAATATATATTCAAAGTATCATTTATATAATTACAATATTCACCCGAAGCATAATAAGAAAAGACTTTTGAAGTCATAAATGGACTAAATCCCTGTAAAAGATCTGGATCTAATTCGGTTTTATTTTTTTCGTATAGTATATAGTTAATTGTTTCAAACATCGTGTAAAGTGACTAATTATGACTAATATATCATATAGAACACAATTCGCAAGTAATATTTAAACTCACTATTCCCCCATATTCAACATAATAATAAGGTTTTTATTGCTTGTGAATCAAAAAGGATGGGCATCCGTCGTCTGTTATATAACTTATCATTTGATTAAATTCGACACAAAATTCATCTATTGCCGCAACAACACCGGGAAACTGGGTTCTGCAATAATCATGACCCATGATACATCCCCCAATTTTAACTTTCGCATATGCTGAGTATATATCCCCCTTCACTGCATTATAAGAATGGTCGGCGTCAATATACACTGCGTCTAAAGAGTCGTTCAACAATCCTCCCAAAAAGTCATAAGACGCAGATTTGATTATATTGACATTATGCGCCCCGTCAAAATGGTTTATCATTTTTTTATATGATTCCCCCATATCCACATACTTAAAATTATTTCCATCTTTATCACCAGACCCCACAATGCCATCAAATAGATCTACGAGGTATAACAAACTCGGGGATATAATTTCATATATTTCTTTAGAAAAATCCCCCTCAAATACACCCAATTCTGCTATTGATATTTTTTTTGGAACCTTTTCTAATAATTCTTTTCTATTCTTTAATTTTTTCATTGAAAATACTTAGTGTAATGTTCTTCTATTAGTTTATCTCTATCTGATGTATCGTTACATCTCCACGTATAATGCGAAAAATCTGTCTGATCAAACAATTCACCATTATGAAAAAGTGTGTTATACTTCACTGGTAATGTGTTGATTTCCTTTTTATTATCAACAATTTCATCGTTTAGATAATATTGTTCGTATGATGGATATACTCCCGGTGCATGTTTTTCGTATATATTTTCCATAAAATTTCTTTCAGATATAGGAATCCCAATTAATCCACCGTTGAAAAAAAAGTTATTATTAAACTTTGGGGAATTCAATAATACACTAGTGTCATAACACATGTTTATTTTTTCGAAATCGATTTTTTTAACATCAAAAGGTGTGTATTTGGCCCTCGGAAGAAGATCCAAATCCCAACATAGTGTGAAATTATCATCATTTGTATATTTATGACTTATCAGCTTTAACCAAGATGGGTGGGCATTTTTTATATTCAACTCTCCCGAATCCTCCAAAATAAAAATTTTGAAATTATAAGAGGTAAAATAATCCTTTAAAATTTCTAGTGATAATTTTTTGTAATAAGGGTTTCCGATAGCTATTATAAATATGGTAATCATGGGATATGTCTACTTTTAGTCGTTATTTGATTATAGAATTTGGGATTTATAAAAATATTCGGATTACCACCATTTAATTTTTTACAAAAAGATACCCACTCACACTCTTCTTCCCCATCGCTATTAATCGAATCGTGTCTAGCACCCTGTATGCTTGAAATTTTTATAAACGCTGCCCCACCAAAGGCCGAATCAACTTTAACCCATGGCATATCTTCAGGTAGTATGAAAAATTTGGAATATACATATTCCAACCTACCGTCACCGTCAAAATTTCTAGCCATTTTCCAACAGTCGTGTGGCATTAATTTTGGATGTCTTAGCGCCCACAAATCATAATACCCCATACGCTGATTGGCGCAAACCATATCCCAATTATGTGTTTTAAAATTTGATAGGATATTGGCGGGGTCGATCTGGTCTATATTAGAATCATTAAAATCCATTACTAACACATAATCCCAATCATTAAACCTATGTTCAATAATATCGAGATAAGTATTTCTAGCATATGATATCCTTCCGGTGCGATGAAATATTTTAGATCTCAACTCTCCGAGAGAATTTACAATATTTTCAATTCCGCTGTTAGTCAATTTTTTAGAAAGGACTTTTGGTGAGCCGTCACTAGAATCGGACTCGATTAATATCACTGAACATTCGGAAAATAATGAAGAAATAATTGTTATATTAGAAACTAATTTATCGATATAATCGACACAATTACACACCGACGCTGCTATTACTATTTTCAATTCTTGCATATGGTTATGTATTTGTCGAAATGTGTTTTTTCTATATTTTTTTCATTGGGATATAACTCAAAATGGATATTTCTCGGTGTCCTATTTATTAGGATATTGTGATAATACCAAGCCCAACTATCTCTTACTATACTCGGTTCGGAATCGTATAATTTAGTATTGTATTCGTTTTCCGGCGATGGTGCTCCGCTTCCCCACCCGTGGAATATATGGGCTATTTGATATGGGTAGTCATTCATGAATGGATCATTTTGACCGTATATTTTGAGAATAGTGTTAAGTGCGGTGTCGAACCATATACTACCCATGAGATAATCCTTAAATAAATGTTTATTATCCAAATACCATTTTTTCTGTATTACAAACGCATCGAATCCAGCCACTTCATATCTGATAGCTACTAATGGATCGGATACAGATTTCATCGGTGCGATATCCACTCTCGAACATGAATAACCAGTCCAGCAATTTTCCAATATCTTGTTAATAAAATTATCACCGATAATTATATCACTATTCAGTAATACAAAATAATCACAATCGGTTTCTGCTAGACCGTCTAATATGTCTTTAATACAAGGCGAAGATTTACTACCACCCACCACTATATCTCGACTATCCCTATGTAATTTTTCGATAGAGAAAAATTCTGGAATATTAGAAGATATTTCTTTTTGAAATGCGTAAAAATTTACAATACCTTCATATTTTTTATGAATTACTTCAAAATAGTGATTGGCGACATCCTGTCTCGCGTTGTCTTTAAAAAAATTTGTGCCTATACTTATTTTCATTATTTGATTGCTTTCAATATTTTTAATACATCCGATTCGGTAATATCGACGATCCCATCGGGACCAAACGGCATCACACCATATTTTTCTTTAAAATATTTCATAGAATCCTCAATATTGGTTCTCCATTGTAACATTTTATCTGGTGTCTTAATACTCGAAGACTCTTCAGAACATGCCTGTTCTTCAATATACTCACAAGAATTGGCCAAATCTGCCCACCACCAATAAGGGGTAGAGAACCCATTTAGAGCTAATTCGTAACTATGAGAAACATGATCGAAAGCATTTTTAAATTTTTCATCAATCAATCCACATTTTTCTAATGAACGCCTAGAGTAATAACAAAACGCTCCCACGCAATGTTGGTTCAACGCAACCGACACCTCATCGGAATATTTCACGACCAGTCTAGGACATGGGTTACCTTTAGAAATCCCATTTTTATTGGCCGGACCATGATATCCAAACATCATATGCTGAATACCGGAAACCTTGGATGCTTCAATGTATTTTTCGAAAATCGTGTCATCTTTAATGAGCATATCATCTTCAATCAAAAAGATATGGTCACAACCTTTATCTAAAAGATATTTCAACGCTTTGTTCTTAGATTTAGCTACACCCAGATTCGTGTCGTTAGTATGAACATAAAAATTATACCCCCCTACTTCCATGGGTTCACCATCATTGATGACGATTAACTCGCAGTCATTTCTATACTTGATAGAATTCAACAACTTATCAAGCATATATTTACGGTTCATTGTGACGATACCGATTCCAATTTTTTCTTTCATTTTAATAATTTATTAAATGTTGAATTGGTGGCGGATAATATCTTCAAATCTCATCGTTTTGTTTTAATTTGATTCATTAGAGTCTTGATATGAGCATCCTTGGCCATTTCTCCTTGCTGCTCCCCGAGCATCTTCTCAAGTAAATCTACATTACTGGGGTCTAATATACTATCGGTGGTTTCGATCAAGTCTCCTTTATAATCAATAAATTCACCCATAAACCAGATTCTATCATCAATAGATAAACAATCAGGATCGATTTGAATAAATGCTGGACAATCATCTTTAGGAAAAAAGATATCTGTTTCCAGATTTTCACAATATTGGTGATATAGATCGGAAAAAATCTGATCAGTATTTGCTATATACTCAGGATTTATATCCCTCGAACCATTATCAATGATTGGAATTGCCTTTGGATTTGATTTAATCCAAAAAATAATATCAATATTTTTCAGAGACTCTCTTACTAGAGAGATCGTAGCTGCACAAACTTCATCGGAAATGCGGGAATCTGCATTCCCCTGTAACGTATACACTAGATTGTCTAAAGGACAACGATCAAAAATCGTATTCGATTTCTTTGGATAACTGTCCAATTGCTTCATCATGAAATCAAGAATTTGGAGTTGAGTTTCGTCCGAAGAATTGCTAGAGTGTGATAAATTATTTTCCGTTAAGTAGCCCCTATAGCTAGTTATAGGGGTGGTATACATTGGCCATTTTTGGAGAAATGCTTTTATTAAAGTCGATTTTCCGACCGAAGCTGCTCCAGATATAGAAACTTTCATATGACCAAATTTAGCATATTTAATCGGGAAGTCAACTCATTGATTGAGTTTGGAGCTATAACTAAAAGAGATATTCAATTTTGGATTTAAAAATTACAGGATCTTTTCCATAATTAGAATAGTCCCCATTAAATGGGTAATTGTGTGAAAGTGGGACTTAGTAACTCCACTCCGTCGAAACTATAAAATCCATCCAGTTTCCAAAAGAAACCAGATTTCAAATTATATTTTTTACCAATAAAACTAAAAGGAATAGGTGGTAGATCAATTTCATGATTTTTAGCAGCATTTAAGTCTGCATCTATTATATTAAAACAATAATTACATGTATAATTCTTACCGTTTCTATTAGCTTTACGCACTAATCCACACTGGTTACACCTTTGAGAACGATAAGCGCATGATTGTTCTATAATTGGAACCTCCAATTCTTCACAACGACGTTTTATCTTATCTCTTATCTCAGGGTTAGACCAATGGGACATTTTTCTGGAACTAGAAACACCCTTACGAATGTTTACAACTTTTTCTAATCTAAGTTCCTTTAGATTAGAAAAATCTAATTGATTGATGGACCAATTAACAAAATTTTTACGATGGGCTTGACTTTTTTTGAAAGCGTTAGAACCCTTTTTCTTATTTGAAAGTTTTTCTATTATAGATTCCAGTGAATGACCATGATTACAATTTTTGGGCGATATTTGACCATCACTCATAGTGACTACTGTTTTATACCCCTGATCAAGACCTATAATTCTATTACCTTTGATAATTGGGGTCGGTTCTATATCCCATGCAATTTGAATAGAACGTTTAGAAATTAAAAAACTTTTCCTATGGGAACCTTTAACTCTGGGGTTCTTATTTAGAGGAATTCTTATTTTGCCAAATAAAGATCCAATAGATTTTAATTCTAGAAATCCTAGGAATTCCCCAGATTTATTAATTTGTAAATTAGCACATTTTGATGATAATTGCGGCTGATGGAATATAGGGGCTGGTTTTGTGAATTTTTTATTCTTTATAAGTAACCCTTTATGCTCATTAACCCATTCGACTCTACGTTGTTTTTCAACCACTGATCTCACAAATGCTGAAGACTGTTCACAGGCGCATTGTAATGCCCTAGCACTTAAATTAGTATCAATTGCTAATAATTTATAATCCAAATACTTTGGTATATTAAAGTTATTATTATCGACATAGTCAATCCATACATTATCAACTATGGAGTTCACCACTCTAGAGTATTCTTCTAAAAACAGAAAATATTTAGAAGTTTTTTCTGTATTTAAATTGTTAATTTTATGTCTAGTCGAGCGAATCATGAATTTTTTAAATCCGTTATTAATTTCTCAGTATTTCT